CAATAGCGACTCTCAAGACTTCCATAAATGTTGAACTTGGTGGCTTAAGTGTAAACGTAGAACTACAGGATATTCATTACGTACGAGCTATCAGAGACGCTTGTGATGTTTTGACTCGGTTTAAACCCAGAACTAACGCTATCTATCAGCCGTACTCATTTGGGCAGCATAAATATATTTTTGATCTTACTCAGATGCCTGGGTTCATTGACATTGCTCATGTAGACTTCGTTAAACCGGAACTAACTGGTTCCGGTATTCTGTTGGAAAATCCTTTCCGTTTAGACACCGTTATCGGTATGGGAATGGGCACTGTTACCCTAGCCTACGGTGACTTCGCTCTGTCTCTTGCTAGAATCAAAGAGGCCCGCAGAGTTTTTTCTATTGAGCCCCAATGGACAGGGCAATGGGAAGTTGATAACTCAACTGGCACTCCTCGGCGCATCTATGCCTTGTATTTAAGAATGCCTGACCCAGCACTAGCCCTAGCATACGATGTTACTGTATTCTATAATGCCCGGTATGAGGCTTCCGACGATCTGATAATGGGCATCCCAGCTATTCCCTACCAACATCAAATTTGGTTTAAGAAGTACGCTATTGCACGGGCTAAAATTATGCTTGGGCGTATTCGTAATAAGTTCAAGGGCATCCCAGGCGCTGAAGAGGGATCCTCGTACGATCTAGACGGTGAAGATCTCCTAAAAGAAGGAAAAGAAGAAACTGAAGAGATTGAGCAAATGCTGATGGAAACTAGAGCGCAGATCGCGCCAGTAATGGGATAATATTGTGCGCCTAGCCGATATATTAACGTTACACTACGTTGACGCTCAAAACTATCTCCGCGAGGAAATAAAAAGGTCCATTGTAGATAAAAGTGTTTCCAGACTGTTTGATTCAAAACGCAATTCACGTATAGCTGATATAGTTACAGACCATGGGTTAAAAGTCGATTCCATAAGCAACATATCCGAAACTACAGAAGCTGAGGGACCAGTAAAGATACTTCAGTATTATGTAGAATACGGATCAACTGCCGGCATGTCTTCCATTGGTATACGGGCGTTATCATGTCCTGAAAGTGCTGGCAGGGACTGCCAAGCCATTCCGCTTAAGAACGTTATGCTAGGGCGTACATCTAGCATAGTTGAATCATTGAACGCCAAGGGCAGAACGCCTTGGGTGTTATCTGGTAAGTCCCTAATTAGTGGCGATCAAGTCCTTTATTTGGATCCTCGGTATGGCTGGTACCATTCTGAAATTGGTTCTGCGGCAGCAATCATTGAAAATAGGATTCTTCCATTAGTTAACGACTACTGGGATGTTTTGACAAAAAATGATTGGCAAACAGTGTTTGAGGGATCTCTTCGCCCAGCTACAAAAGTCAAAAGGACAAACGGCTATGGCTTTGAAGTTAGGACTAAAAACGAGTCTTCAGTTGGACCGGCTTCGTCCTCGCGTCAATCGCGTGGAAATCGTAGCTAAGTTAATAAAAGTTCTTCGTACAGAACTCACGCCAGAAGAACTGAAAAAAGTAATAACCAATGTTGAACCGCGAAAAACTAGAAAAGAAGATTCTGGAGAATATAAAAAACGCGGATATGACGAAAGCGGTAAAACCGATATTCGACCGACTAAAAAACGATTTGAGGACGTTCGCCCATACAGCCCCGACAAGTGAACGGGATAAGATGCGGCATTACGCCGAGTCCTTGGAACTTGTAAAAACTGACGATGGATTTGTCATACGCTCTAATTACTTAGTGCATTCTGAGGAAGAAGATAATAAGGCCCGGGATTTAATGGAGTACGGTAGTGCTAGCGGAGGCATCCCAGCTACCAACGCCTGGGCAAATTTCCGCAATCAATTAATCGCAGCTAAGAACGATATCGCTGAGACTGTAGGTAAAAAACTATTTGAAGGATTGTTTTTATGAGCAGTAGAACTATCCTTAGTGGCACCACTAGAAGCGTTGTGGCTTGTAACTCTGCGATCATAGATTTATCTCTTGGATTTGACAACCTATTCGTTCGCCGCCGAATAGTGCTAAAAAGTGTAGATGTTCCGGATGTTCTCATGGAGGCCTGCAAGCATGCTCTCATAGTTCTTATTGGCGGGCAAAAAAGCGTCGTAGCAGATCTAGACGGTACAAGTGGAGAAGTTTTGTTTGGTGAAATTTATCTTCGTGAAAAACTACGCGGAGAGCCTATGGTAGAACTTCGAGATATTGGTAATGGTCACGGACACGGGTTGCCAATGTCTCCTATTCTCCGTGGCATTATCTCAGGAGACATCAACATGGTGGATATCCGGCAAACCCTGAACGGTTAGGAGCCCCTAGGCCATGCCTTATCTGCCTCCTAATTTTCTCAATGAAACAGTCATGCCGACTGCTCAAGGGTATGATCTAAACTTAGCAATTAGTTTTATTGAGGAACGGTGGCAGCGTTTCTATACGTCCGTCCAGTACTACACTATTATCAAGCCGTTCACTGCTACCCCGACAGATAGTTTTATCGTCCACAAGTCTGGTTCGACCGCCTTTGACTCACTGTATGGCGAGGCCGTAGATGTGTCTATGGCGACGACTGGTTGGAAACAGGCTCATGGAAATAGCGGATTAGCTACTGTTGACGTTGAAAGATATGATGAGCCTGTCGGTATTAGCGCCAGGGTTCCGCGTAGAGACCCAGATACGGGACTTTACCAGTATGGGTTTGACCGGGTTCGCAAAATGGATATAGGCGCTGAGGTTGTTATTCCAGCGTCACTTCTTGATCGTTTTGGTATTACTTGCCAGGCTGGTGACAAATTGGTATGGGATGGTGACGAGTACATAGTAAAACAAGAAACTTCGTGCGGGTATTGGAAAAACACAAATATTCGGCTTTACGTGAAGATCATGTGCGAACACCGCCGTAGGCAGAGTTCATAATGAGCGCCCCTTATTCAGTCGAAAACAGCATCCGTGTTCATGATGAAGCAATTTATAACTGGCTTCAGGGTCTGCACGTTGACTACGGAATAATAAACGGACAGGATAAGACTAACGCTTCTATTTTGACAGTCTTCGCATCGCCCGACCGGGCATTTGCTACTATCTATGACATGGTAACAAAGAACGGGTTCGTTGCTCCTAGTACTAATGACTCTGAAACTCGTGCCAACATTGACAGTATTCTAAAAGTTTTGCCGCTACCAGTCGCCACGATTGAGCGTTTGGAGCCGGTTCCTTTGCGTGAGCTAAACCATGCTCCCGCTAAAGATCCAAGATCATATTTTGATCCTACTACAGGGCAGTGGATATCGTGGAGCGCTCCAACTACTTACCAATGTGATTATGCCGTAACATTTTGGTCACTGAAGCAAAGCACCGATGTATTCATACGTGACTGGGTTTACGGGCAGCTCGGTATTATCGGTAGCGGTAACTACGAAACATTCATTCCGGTTCAGCACAACCCTGCGATAGGGATATCTAACCAATCGTTAAAACTTGTAAGCTCAACCAATCTATCGTACCTTGAAGGCTTGAGCCAGCGTTATATACGCACTCGGTTTGTCTTCTCGTTACGTATGCTGATATTTAAGAATCTTCCAAGTGATATCGCCCCCGGTTCAGAATTCCTCGGTAACGCTACTGGCGCTTTTGCGGGCATGAACGCTGCTCAGCCAATTTTTAATGTCGGGGTTAACGTCGTGGTCCCCAAAGGTGACGGGGTTGTTACGTACAGCGAAGATGCAATTGACGCGCTGCGATTAACCGGAAGTTACACCGGCAATCTATACCGGTACAATAATAATTTGTATTACCCGTGGAATCTCTACGGTAACGCTACAGCGGGCTATTCGCAACTGTATCCTAGCGGCGTAGCTGTTACTCCGGATGCCCGGTACTCTTTGCGAGGCACGCTGAGTGCTGAATCTGACGCAGTAGAGATCATAACGACCCCAGTTTTACAAGAGGCTGACGGGTCTGCTTTAGTACTATTCTACATGTACTATACGTCAGACCAGCCAGTGCTGTTCAACGTTAATAACGTAGACCCGACTTCATTAGTTAGAACCGTGGCACTATCGACGGCACTTCCGGCTACTGGTGGGGCATGGCAGAGAATGCGTGTATACGCTGTCGTCACCAGTTCATTGATGTCTGCGGGCTTTTACGGGTCAGCCACGCAAACAGTGTTTGCGATAGCTAAAGGCGATGTCAGGCAGAAGGCATGGTATTCAGTGTCCCCTAGTTATACGCCGGTTATTACGACCGCTGGCTCTAATACAGTCTACACATTCACGGTGCCCGCCGGCACCACGTATCTAGCGACCATTAAGCTATCCTCTGCTGCTAGCGCAGACTTCGCAGTAGCGGTGAACAATTCTATAAGTGGCGCTACTTACTCTAAGACTAATATTGTAAAATCTGGAACCGGTGTAGGGGCTGTTTTCTTAGTGCAGCCTGTTGCTACCACTTTTACGATAACCATTCCTGCCTCCGTCACGGTTGCATCAGTCACCGCCAAAGGATACTCAGGACCGTACTACCCTAGCGACTTGGGCTAATCACTATGAAGATCATCCTGCATAACCCAGAAGCTCACGGGATATGTGTATCCTACTTTGATAGCGAGGAGCCGACAAAACTTCACTCCCTGTTCGTTCCCGGTAACGGTAATAGCGAGCCTGTCGAGCGGTCAAATCTTACCGATCATGCCAACGGCCTGATCGCCACCGGAACTCTCTCAATTGTTCCGGTTCCAGAAGCTGAATAATCTTTTACAAGGCGTGTATCATGGCCGTTTCAACCCCAGTCTCTGCTGGCATATACGTGCGTGAGTTTGACTACTCCGACTATGCTACACTTCTTAGCACTACTATTCTTGCTGTCGTTGGCGGTGCGACCAAAGGGCCTATAAACACCCCGACAGTAATTAATAGCGAACAGCAGCTTGTTCAGATTTTCGGTGCGCCAACTCTCGGCCTGTACAATGCCAGTGACTACGGCTTGCTCTCAGCTATCCGCTTCTTGAAGCAGGGGAACCGGCTTCTATATACTCGTATATCCTCCGTGGCAACCCCAGCCGTTTCCGCGACGTGTACTATCTCCGGTGGAAACGGGGCCGTAACTAGTCTGGGGACTGTTACTGGCGGTAATCTGTATACTAACGGAACGTATAATAACGTCCCGCTCACTGGTGGGTCTGGTACGGGCGCTACTGCAAATATTGTCGTAGCACTAGGAGCAGTGACAACTGTAACCCTTACCGCTGGTGGCATAAATTACGCAGTTGGAAATACGCTATCTGCTGCTGCTTCTAGCATCGGAGGTACCGGAACGGGCTTTACTGTTCCGGTGGCTACTATCGGGATTGCTTCTTCTGGAAGTGCCGGCCTTGTTATATCGGCTATCAGCCCTGGTAGTTGGGGAAACAGCCTGCGATACCAGATACTCCCTTATGGCGTAATAAACGGTCAGTATGGGGCAACCACAACTGACTTCGTCGGTAGAATGACCGGGGCCACGGGCACTCCTGGTAATATTTCTGCAATTGCTTCCTCAGCATCAGTTGTTCCAAATAGCCCGTACTACAGTGCGTCCTATTTTGATCTTATTGTCTATTCTTACGATACCGCTAGCGCAACGTATACTCAGGTTGAGCGGTTTAATAATTTATCAACCGACAGCAATAATGAACGGTATATCGTAAATATCCTGGCCTTTGGCAAGAGTGGCGAGACAGCTGGATCGCAGTATGTTTCCGCTAGGATAACCAATACCAACGGTGGTACGGTTTCCCAGGCTTTTACCGGTACAAACGGTACTAATTGGCAACCGTTGTACTACGGGGTATCCGCACAGGGCAGTCCCGTTTCGGGGTCTGACGGTATTCCGGTTTATAATTCTGCTGACTACCTTGCTTCGTATATCGGTGTCACAGCCCCGACCCCTACCGGACTCCAGGCACTGTCAAATCCGGAAACCACTGAGTTCAACGTACTCATGGCTCCCGGCGCAGCTTTTGCTTCGGTCATCGGTACCGGTGCCGCTGGCGGCTCTGGTATGTTAGATATTGCCACGAAGCGGGGTGACTGTTTTGTTCTTGTTGACCCTCCGTTCGGTCTTGCCGGTACGAATCCGAGCAATGCATCGTTAAATTATGCTTCGTATGTCACGGCGTGGCATAACGGTACCATAAATGGCCAGCCGTTCTCCACTTCTGCTTATCCAAATGCCCCCAGTGCTCCGCTAGATTCCAGTTACGGAGCCGTATTTGCTCCGTGGGTCCAAGTTTTTGATAGCTACATCAAGCAGACCATCTGGCTCCCGCCTTCGGCATTCGTTGCTGCGGCTCTCGCATACAACGATTCCGTCAACGGCCCTTGGGCTATTCCGGCTGGATATACCCGCGGCAAGATTGCCGGTATCAAGGGCGAAGTTACCCCCAGCCAAGCTGACCGTGATCTGATGTGCGGTATAAACACGACTAACCGTGCTAACCCTATCACTCAATTCTATAACTCCGGTCTTCTCGTATGGGGTAATCGCACTCTCCAGCGTAAACAGACTGCACTGACCAATATCCATACTCGCCGTATGCTCCTCTATGCCGAGAAACTGGTCGCGACAACCACCCAGTATCTGACGTTTGAGCCTAATGATACGACAACGTGGCGTAAGTTCACCGCGCTGGTAAACCCTATCCTCGCTCGTATTGCTTCGGCGCGGGGCCTAGAAACATTCAAAGTTATCTGTGACGCCACAACCAACCCGCCTGCCCAGCGCCAGAATAAGACGATGAACGGCAAGATACTCATTGCCGCTATGGAAGGTGCTGAGATCATTACTGAGGATTTCGTTATCTTCGGTGCAGGCACCACGTTCGGCAATACGTCGGTCTAAAAAGTAGGAATACACCATGGCTTATCCAAATGATTTGACCGCTAATCACGTTGGCGCTGCTGGAACGAGTAATAGCTATGAACCGCAGCGTCAGAATAACGCTACATTATACATTTATAATGTAACTGGCGGTACCGGCGGTGGTGACGACGTTCTTCAGCTTTCGCTGAAATCGTTTACTGGCCCTACCGTAAGTAATGATGTGAAGCAAGTTCGCTACATGAACGAGGCGCGAAAGTTTGCTGGAGTTCCTAACTTCGGTGACATGGACGTAATGTACCACGACTACGTAGACGTAGCTATTGTTCCCCTGTTGCTGAATTGGCGTGCCCAAGTGTACGACCCGACTAACGGTAAGATCGGTTTCAAGAAGAACTACGCCAAACGTGCCGATGTTATTATGTTTGCGCCAGACAGCACACTATCTCGAACATACAATATTCTCGGTATCTGGCCAGCCTCGTTCAACCACGCCCCGTTTGACCAAGACTCAGATGATCTCGTTATGATCTCTATGCGCCTATGTGTTGATAAATGGGTTGCGGGTGACGGTTTTGGTTCTCTAGCTACCAACATCAGCGGGCAATTTGGATCTTAACTTTGCAAGAACATAATAACTGCAAACAGCGTTTGCAGGCATAGGAAATATAACCATGGCTAACGCCACGACTAAAAAATTTACTCTTCCGTCTTTGGGTAAGTTCTATGGCGACCGTCTTCCAGGCGGCACCGTAGAAGTCCGTAAGATGACTATTTCAGAACTTTCAATACTTGAACAGGGCCACATTGACGTTCGTATGGAGGAGGTCATTAAGCGTTGCTCTCTGCTTCCTGACGGGCTTTCGCCTAACGAGCTGCTATCGTCTGACCGTATGTATCTCCTCTTCGCTATTCGCTCGTACTCGTTCAGTGCTCAATATATGTATGATTACAAGTGCCCAAGCTGTGGTGCCCGCAATGATAAAGTCTGTGATTTGCTGACTGATCTTACCATCAAGAACCCAGACGAGAACTGTGTAGAGCCTATCACGGTACACTTGGCAGACGCGGAGTGTTCGGTTGATCTGCGCTTCCTGCGAGGGTCTGACGAGGAAGCTATTCGCAAGGCCAAACTTACCCAGCTTAACACTAGCGAGCACATTCTTACCCTGGAGCGCCAGATCATCGCCAAGGATGGAAATCCGTTGACCGCCGCTGAGAAAGCTATCTTCGTGCGTCAGCTTACTGCTGCGGATGTTATTCGCATAAAGAACAGGCTTGAAGCTTTGGAATCTGGAATGTCCACTAATGTAAAGCCTGTATGCGTAAAGTGTAGCGAGGAGACCGAAATGGGGTTGCCGATTGGGCGTGAATTCTTTCGCCCTTCCAATCTATGATCTTGAAACAGTAAGAGAGAACACGTTCTTTTTATGTTACGCCGGTAAGGGTGGCTATAATACTGATGCAATTGGGCGTATGTTCGTTGAGGACTTCAACTGGCATGTACAGCGCTTGATTAAACAATTAAAGCAGGAAACCGACGCAATAAAGAACAGCCGTAAACGCTAGCTAGAGGAAGTTGCCGTGTCTAACATCGTGGATTTTGTAGCCAAGTTAAACACGGCAGGATTCTTTTCTTCATCTCGGGATATCCTTAAAGAATCTAACAAGATTCGTGAAGAGTTAAACAAGGCCTCGCAGTCATTTCTAAATACAAATGACCAAAAAAGAATTGTTGATTCTTTAGATAAGATCCGTGACGTAATTGGCCGCGACAAATCGTCTGGAATGCAGAGCGCATTTCAAAATATCGCTGCTGGTGTTAATGCTGCTAGTTTGGCTCAAACTAAGTTGGCTCTTGGGGTCGGTAAAGCTTCGGAGAACGCCAAAGAGTTAAATAAGTGGAACACGTACATCAAGAACAACATGCAAGATGTTGCTCAGATATACGGTACTCTTAACACGCAAGGGCAATTGATGACCGGTAATGCGGTCATGTACAATTTAGAGCTATCTAGAAGCCTCCAGCAACTAGAAAAAATGAATGAGAAGGCTAATTCTATAACGGCCAAATTCGCCGTTCTTCGTGGTGCTGGTGATGCCGTTCGTGATGTATTTAACACTGGCGCTATTGGTTCCATGAACAATTCGGTGATGAGCAGCATAGGCGACGAGATGGCTCTTACTTCCCAAATTGGAAGAAGCGGCGTGGCGAGTATACTACAGGGCGCTCAGGGTATGAACGCCGGACAACCGTGGTGGAAGAATAAATATAACGTCAGCGGTGGTCTGAGCATTGGTGCGATGCTTATGCAACAGCATGCTGACCAGGGAACGATTATGAAGTCAGCTAATGCCGGGGGTCTCGGTGTTCAGGCCGGTATTAGTACAGACTCTGAAATGGTTCAGCTAATGATGGCTCTGTCAGCGTACGGGCCAGAGCTATCGGCTAGTGATAGAATGACTATCCTTGCGCAGATTCAGGCGGCTTCTAAGGCCGGTGGTGCAACCACGGGGTCAACCACGACAGCCCTAACAAGTTTTCTTTCGACAAACGCTGGTTTTATGTCGGGAATGGGGGCTGCTACCGGCGCTACTAGTCTGCTGGCCGCTGCTTCCGGCACAGGCGCTGGTCCGCAATTAGCCAACGTAATATCTACCCTCATAACAAAGGGTCGGAAGAACGCCGGGTCTGACGAGGCTAGAGCTTTGGAGATTCTTTTCAAGAAAAGCTCAGGGGAAATCGACAAGATGGTCGATACCGGTGATTACTCTGGTCTTCGGTTAAATTCAAACTTCCTTGGAGCTATTGGCAAAGACAAGAAAGCTTCTGTTCTTCTGAATGAGTTGCTAAAGTCTGTCGGACTTGATACCAATGCCTTGTCTGTGGCTCTTCCAGCTTTCAACGCAAGTATGGAAAGAACAGAGAGGCTGCGAGTTCGCCCAGAAGACGCCCAGCAGCAATTGCTTAAGAGTCTTGAGGATTCCCGTGACGCTTTTACAAATTTAACCGAGTCCCTAAAAGCAACGGTAACTCAGAGTGAGAATTTTAGAAATATCTTCCTAGGAATAAACGGGATCGGCAACATGCTGTCCGGGGTGGCTACTTCTCTAATTTCTATAATTACTCTTCTAAATAGCTGGAAAGTACTTAAAGAACTTAAGACTCTTAAGGATGGGGCGACGGCCGCGACGATCGCTAAGGACGCAGCCTCTGTCGGGGGCATAACTGCTGGCAGCGCACTGGCCGTCGCTGGGGGTACAGCCATAGTCGCTACAGTAGCTAGTGGCATCTACAGCATGATTGACGACCAAATAAATAATGGTGGTAAGGGTGCGTGGGGCGCTACACAGGCTATGGGCGGTGGTTGGGCTAACCCAGCACTGTTTAAGTCGAACGCGCCACCGGTCTCTCAGCCTACAATGCCAAGCGACGAAGAACTTAAGAAAGCTGCCCCAGGACTTGGCAGTACTCCGGCCCAGGGTGGAGCTTTGCATGCACATCGACCATCAATGTCGCCAACTTCCCAATTGGCAGACAGAGTAGCAGTAGTTACTGGCGATCCACATGCCGTAGCCATCGCTAACTTTAATCGTATTCCTGGATCTAATAACTAACTGCAAACACTGTTTGAGTAAACTATGGCACTTCGCTCTATTGGTGACACTACGATTGTAGCCACGGACACGCAGGATTCGTCTATCCGTATAGACATTGACCCTGACTGGGTTGGCTACGGTCCTACAATTCTTAGTAATGTCCTGGATTCTCTGTACACTCAAAACTCACTCAATGTTCCGTTCTTCGATACTAGCCGTGGTATAAGCGAAAGTTCAAAACCATCGTATTCTAACGTGTCAATACTTGGGCGATTAGAAGATATTATGGTATACACTGGGGCAACCAATAGAACTGTTCCTATGCAATTCCATTTCCAAGTTCAGGGAACCCAATTCACCGACATTGAAGACGCCTGTATGCATGAAGTTATATCCCCGGCTAGATGGCTGGACGCTTTGAAATACACCGTAACTTCTCCGGAGGGAGTAGTCTACAACCCGCCTTCGGTTATCCTAATGATCGGGCAACTGTTAACTATGCGTGCTCTTGTGACATCATGTAACATAACTTGGGAAGCCCCATTCACACCGGAAAAATTGTACCCCACATCGGCGGTTGTTGATATTGTATTCTCTTCAAGCTCACTTAATCCTAAGCGCTACTCTGGGACTAACACCGGTAACGGCTCCCTGAGATTCCGTAGCTAAAGGAAGTAATTATGGTTACTATATCTCTGCCAAAGAACACGCGGTATAAAGACACTTCTGTATTCTCTGAAGTAGTCTACAATAATACGTCATTCGGCCTGTGGCAGCCACCCACTGAATTTCAGTCACCGGATAACTCGTGGAACATCTATACGGTTACGAGGGCGGATGTTGGTTTTTTGGATAGGGTAGCATTTCTTACGTATGGTGACGGCTATGAATTTATGTGGTGGGCTATAGCTCAGGCTAACAAGATACTTGACCCCGAGGTGGATATGTACGTCGGGCAAAGCCTAACTATACCGCCGCTACAGACTGTTCTAACTTTTGTAGCAAGGGCACCAGTAAATGCCTAATCTACTTGGTGGATCGGCCCGTAGTGAGAGAGATCTCGCGTTCAGTGTAAAGTTCAATGTAGCCGACAGTCCGGATACAGTTCTTGATTTTACTAGATTTTTTCAGTCTGCTAAAGCAGAAGTAAGTGATATGGGGTCATACCACGTCATAATAGAATTATTCGACGGTGAGGGGTCAGATCTAGAATCAAGTTTAGTAATGGCCGGTCAGAATAGTGCTCTAACTTTATCTTTTGGCTGGAAAGAAGACTCCAACCCCGTAATGGAGTTGAGTGTAGTAAGTTTTTCACCAAAATTCTTGCCTGACGGTTTTGGAACTTCTATAAATTGTGTAGTTGAGCATTCGTACGAAGCCGGGACCAACAAGTTACCGGCTAATACTTTTTCCTTCCCCGGCTACAAGTATACTGCGTCTCAAATGGTTTCTCATATAGCAGCCAAAGAGATAGTCGTACCGGCAAAACAATCTAGTAACGGTACACCGACCAAATTACTTACCAACAACGTTATAAAGACGGTATGGAAAGACCCTATAATAGAAGAGTCTAGCGGCATAATTGAAGCCGATCTTGCTACCGAATTAAACGACACTACATGTGGATTTATCCTAAAAAAGATAATGCCACTTGCTGTAAACCGCGAGGGTAAACCATTTGATTTTTATTTTGACCAAAGTGGAGTAATGCACTTCCACTCCAAAGGATACGACTCGTCTTCTACAAACGACAATAGGGAAGCTATAGTTGCATCGTACGAGTACGCCCGTGATTCTGCCGGTGACGTATTCCAGTTCGAGCCGGAATACTCTGGCGTTGGCGCGGCCATGCTTGGAGGTAGTGCTGCCGTATACAAGAGTGTAAATTCAGTTGACGGCTCAACGACTACAGTAACCACGTCCCCGTCGAGCAATGGCGTATCACTTGACATATCTGTGCAGTCAGATGCTAAAAATGTTATGCCTGTCAGTGCAGGCACACAGAGCTACACGACGCTTCAAGATAGAACTCCCGGAGACGCTGCTCTTAGAGCACAAGCCGTATACGGCTATCTTCGATCCGCCTACGTAACCGCTACCCTTACGGTCCTTGGTAACTGGTCTTTGAAGATGGGGCAGCTTGTAGAAGTTAGATACAGAAGGCGTGATGGTACCAACCATCCCATGGGCGGGCTGTTCCGTATTTCTCGTTTAGCTCATACTATAGACAGTTCTCGCGGATTTATGACTGGGTGTAATCTATTCAAGGAAGGAATAGGGGACACTCTTCCTGGTCTGGTTAATCTTCCTGGAGTTACACAAGCAACTTCGGATCTTGGTACTCCGACAAACGATGATAGTACAACTATAACTAAGCAAGTTAGCTGAGATAATATGTCATACTCCGGTATACACCGCGCCACGATAACAAACGTCAATGACCCAAAGCGCCTGCACAGGGTTCAAGTGCGCGTGGTCGGTGTCCACGACGAGACATCCCCGACTGATACTCTGCCATGGGCTGAGAACGGCAATGCTCCTGCTACGTTCATGTCAGGAGACTACTTTCCATATAACGAGGGCGATAAAGTCTGGGTTATGTTTGAGGGCGGGCAGTCAAATTACCCCGTCTATCTGGGTGGTTGGCAGAGCAATTCTCAGGGTGTGAATTCAACTCCAGCTGAGCTTGTTCAGGATCTGGAGAATAACGGCGTATCCCACAAATGGGTGCGCGTTGACCGTAAGGGTAACCAACTTGTATTTAATGAACTTCCGGAAGACGCTGGCATTGCTTTAATTAGCGGATCTTGTGAGTTGGAAGTCCTCCAGTCTGAGAATTCTATTAACGTAAAAGTGCCTACTGGTTCCATAAATATGGAAACAGGCTCTGTGCGCTCCACAAGTAGAGTCTTCGTTATTGATTCAAGCAGCCTCGTCATAACCGGTGATAGTGTTTCTAGTCTCGGTTTCGCGGATGCCCTTTTTGACATCATAAATAATAACCGGGTTTCGCTATCTGGAGATAATGAATTAATTCTAGGCTCCTACGTTCCGACACTCCTTGGAGTGTCTATGTGCCCTGGTACTGGTGTAGGCTCGAACAGGGGCACGTCAGTTCGACCAGCTTTAGTGTCCTATTTAGTAGCTTCGCAGAAAGTTGTTGTTGGCGCTAAGAGCGTGGCTTCTGGATCGCCAACTAACTCTTTGGCGACACCATTGGTACCGCTTGGTACTGCTCTTGTGGAAGTAAATGGCGTAGCGATAAATCTTACCGGCGTTACTAGCCTGAACGTAACGGTGGGTGGCACTACTATGACTATTACTCCTGTTGGGGTATCGGTTCAGGGGAACTTATCAGTAACGGGGAATATAACGGCCACTGGCGATATCGTAGCCGGTACTATCAGTCTCCGCAGCCACACTCATCTTTACAGCCCCGGTCCTGGTGGTCCTACCCCCAGCGCTCCACCAGCGTAAGGAACCAGCATGCCTATCTCAGTTGCTTCTATCGGGTGCAGTTCATGCCCTGACTACGTTATTCAGGCGGTGTCAGCTAAGTCGTGGGAAGTTCTGGATAAGATCCAGCGCCTTAAGTATCTCACGTCGATCTTCAATCGTCTTATCAAGGACATCGCTAATCAGATTTTAGGCGATCTGCAAGCTCTAGTGGATCTCATCCCAGATCCGCCTGTGTTCAATGTTACCGAGTACGTTAATCTCATTACGTGCCCATTGACTCCTTTGGCTATTCTGAAGGACATTGACATCCGCGATAAGAACTCGCCTAACGATCCTACGAAATTCAATTTTGCCTATAATCTCAATCAGAGCATCATAGATAAGCTTGATCCTAGAAAAGTATACGAGAACAATCTCAAGCCAACGTTCATTAATAAGAAGAAACAAGTAGAAGCACTCTACGACGAAGCTCTTGCTCGTATTGGCAGCTACGATCTTCGTGAGTTGAAGAACGAGATGGACTTTACTCAACGTTATCAGAACGGCCCAAGTAACCCGTCAACAAATCCGGCTTTGAATACAGTTGTTACTCTTATCGGAACAACTGGTACCGGAGAATACATCTACAATGTCAGTGGTACCGGAGCCGCCACAACTGCTATGCAGTCGGCCTACGTATCTCCTGGGTCGGTACAGCTTACTGTAAATGCCTCAAGCCCTATAGTGTTTAATGACGATGGTCCTAACTTTAGGCTTTCAACTGGGGACAGCGGATCCATGTACGTGGACACCGCTAATTCATACATCTTATATAACACCGCCAATCCTCCGGTGAACGACTATACCCCGTTCAATCTTAGATTTATAAGTCAGAACGGCAATCTTACCGGAGCCTTGGTTACTGTGCAGTTCAAGGATAGCTCCAGCAGTCCTTTGTCTATTGAAGGCGCTGTTCAAAAACTTCGTAGCTCACCGCAACCAAAATCCCCAGTTGCCCAGATTGTCCGAAGATACTTGCAGGAGCTTTACAGAGCACTTTCTGGAAATCCTGCCCAGTTCGCCTTGGACATTGCATTCTGCATGGCCCAGGGTGCGTATGTTCAGGCGGCTTGCCCATCCATATATAACAACCCTAACAATCCGTTCATAAAACTGGCCAATGAGCTTTCTACGTGGAGCTTCGACGGACTTCTACCGTCCGGTATGGATGCCGAAGTTCAGCGTTTTATGACTATCGTAGCTCAGGCTTGGCAGAAAGTGAAGCGCTGGGAAGACTTGGTTTACATTATAGTTTAGCCCCACCATAAATGTACACTAACTAAATCTTCTAGGAGTCACTGTGAGTAGCTGCTTCACCTCTACCGCAAACAGTGTTTGCACTGATACTGTCTGCTCGTGTGGGGTTGAAATGGACCCTACAGAACTGGCGTTAGTCTGGCAGAAAAGAGCACTTCCGATTATGGTCAGACTCATGAGACACGGGCACATGGTTGATCGTTCTAGGATAAATAAAACCATGGAGCTTTTGCTCGGTATAGAGCGAGGGTCAGTTAATTCCCCTGAATCTTATGAGCTAACAGCAAGCAGCCATCACTTGCCGCCCTGCACTTGGCGCAAGCGCTTCCGTTCTGCCTAACTGACCATATCTTTTGCCCATGGCTACTGCATCCTTAACCGGCTTGGCATTACCCGCCGCCAAACGGTCGGGGTCTAACTATCTAGATTCAAAGTCTAATGCTCAAGTAGCCTGGGGTGATCTTCTGATGGCGCTTATTGTGCCAGCCGGCACCCGTCCACTGAGCAGATCATTCGGCAGTAATATTCACCGTTACATATTTGAGCCAAATGACAATCGTACGCAGACCATGATTCGGTACATCATAGAACAGGCTGCGGCAAAATACGCTCCTATGGTTAAAGTTGCTAACGTGGCAATCACCAGTAGCGCTCAGACACTAAACTTCGTTATCACGTTCAAGATGGCCAACGATACTACCACGTACCAAGACTCAGTATCTTTCCCTCAATCTGCATTCTTCTCAACAACGCGGTGACGCTATGCCCGACACAATCAACTATACGGCCAGAGACGCCACGACTATCCGCGCTGAGTTGCAGAGGGCTATAAAAGAAACCGCTCCGGATCTATGGAATGATTTTAATACTTCAAATCTTGGAAGTGTACTCATTGATCTTATCGCGTTGACCGGCGACACTCTTTCATTTGGGCAGGATGTAATTGCCCAAGAAATGTTTTTGAGTACTGCACAGCGCTACGATTCAGCTATCCGTAAAGCTCGTGATGTTGGCTATAAACCTCGTGCCGCTGTCGCTGCCACCGTCACCGTTCGTTCAACTAGCATGCCGGGTCAACTTACGACTTACGGGGGAACAATTAAATCCGGAAGCAGTATCACCGGGGCTAACGGCCTAAATTATGAAGTCGTATCAGATACGGTCATATCCCCCGGCGCGGGATACATCCGAGTACCGCTTAAAGAGGGAAAGTCGTATCAGGAAATATTCAGGACTTCCAGTCAACCAAGAATGGCTATCACGTTGACCAACGCGAATGTTGAAGAGTTGTCTTGGGGAGTAACCGTCAACGTCTCCGGTACTCCGGTTACGTGGTCTCAAGTTGATAATGTCGCTCTGGAGTTATCCGCAACCAATACATATCAAGTATTCCTAGACGGCAGCAATAAAGCAATTTTCACTTTCGGTGACGGTGTGGCTGGAGCTATCCCCTCTGGCGATATTACAATTGCGTATCGGACAACAAACGGGGCCTCCGGTAACTCCGGTATTGGAACCATCAGGGGTACCCTCCAAGCGATAATTAACGTAGACGGATCTACGGTACCCGTACCAGTTGAAAACACTGACACAGTAAATGCTGACACTGGCGGCTCCCTGTTTATATCTGGCGAACCGCAGGCATTAACTAATACCGGAAGCGCGGATAAGTCATTTACTCAAATACTTCAGAATAGTCCGTTAGTTCCCGGATCTTTGACGCTTACTATTTACCCCACCGGTAACGTCAGTGATGGTTCTTTGATTTTGAAAGACACGGCAAACGCAACTTTCACGATCCTACTTAATAGTACCGTTACAACATATATTATCGGATCTACAAATTCTATAAATTATGCCAACGGCACTTGGGCATTCAATCTTTCTCCCGCGTCAGGGTCTCTAAATTTCTCCGGTACAGTTAAGCCTTCGTTTCTTGCGGGGTATTATGCGTCAGCAGCACCAGCCGTATCTGCGGTAATAACGACTGGTGCTGCTTCTGGCGGTCAAGACCGTGAGACTATTGCTGAGCTGCGTGTAAATATTCCAGCGTATGTTCGTTCTCGCGGAACTCTCGTCACGCTCCAAGATTACAAGGACGCCCTAACGAATGTCGCTGGGGCCGGCCTAGTTGTTCCCGATCTATGGATTGGGTCACACGTAGCTAACACTATTCGTTTGAGTCTATGGAGCAAAGAAAGCGTATCGTTCGCTTCTGAATCACCTACCACGGCTCTTAGCTCGTCTGACCAGAGCACGATTTACTATTCCCGGTATGTCAGGGCTACAAGTTCAACTGTTTACAACGTAGCTAAGGCTATGCGTAACCGGAATCAGATAACTGTGCGTCCTGCTATTACGGTCAACGGTATGCGGTGGGTCGATCTTTACTTGGAGACTATCAAGTACGACTCAACGTACCCAAAAAACCAGATCAGAACCGCGATTACATCGGCTATCGTTGACGTATTTCAGAATGCTGACGGTTTGTCAGTTTACACGTCAGATATCTACAACGCCGTTAACTCGGTAGATGGTGTTAGCTACTTTAAATTATCTCGGCTGGCATACGGCGACTATAACGCTACTTCAGCTGATTCGGAAAACATCGGGGCTACGTCTACTAGTGCTACGATTTCTGGTGCGGTGGCTAACCCGACTGTAGTTCCTGGGACTTTGACTATAACGGTTAATCAGCCAAGCGGTAATACTACGGTTCTTCAGGATACTAACGGCGACGGAATCCTATACGTTACTTCAGGCCCAATGGTTCTTACCACACCGTCTTATGGTGCGGTCAATTATATAGACTATAATAGCGGTATCTGGAACATAACTTTCACTGCTAGCTCTTTGGTGGCCAATCAGATTGTATCAGCTACGTACAGAGACGTTATTACTGATTTGCGTGCTACCCAAGTGGTAAAATTTGGTGTTACGAACGACAATGTGTACGCAGGTGACGCCTACCCACCGCCTACGGTCAATAGCATCCCTGGCTACCCGTCTTCAATGCCTCCGTTTAAGGACGGTCGCCCCCTGTATCCCGCAGTCCCGACAAATAGTTCACTGTCAATTGGGTCGCTGCTAACATATGGGGTGTTGCAGGACATCATAACTCCGCTGGCTTCACGGCAGAACTACTACGACGACTCGTATCTTTACAATGGCGAGATATTCTATGACTCGCAATTGGTAAGTCAGGCTCCGCGTGCGATAAATCTTCGCCGCCTTGTTTTTGATCTGGCCCCCAAGTAACCGCAAACACTGTTTGCTAAGCGAGTCTGGTTATGGCTAACAATAATATGCCACTAGTTGATGGGATGCCGTATAATAAGTGGGCCGCTGGCATCCGACCATCTGATGCGGAGTATCAGACACGTATTACGGGTATCCGCCCTAGCTTTACTACTGTGATATACGGAACTATCGCGCTAGCTAAAATTAAAGAATGGTATGACGCTGGTGTGATTCTTACGTCAGCTTTTGTCGGTGGTAGTGGATATACTGACGGAACGTACACAGTACCGCTAGTCGGCGGCTCTGGTCACGGAGCCCGAGTATCAGTTTCTGTTGTTGGTGGCGCGGTGCAGACTCCGACGTACGTTTCTCAAGGATACGGCTATGTTGTGGGCAACAACCTAACCCCTTCTGATATTCCGGGAGGTGCCGGGGCCGTTATAACTGTAGCTACCGTCTCCTCCGGGCATCCACTTACTACCCCAATACCAGACGTACCACCAGGAGCTTACTTTATTGTGTCTGACGACGCTAGCGGGATGCTAAGCGGTGGAGTCAGTACCATTGCCCCGGTTAATTATATTGGCCGCAACGCGCACACAGACTATTTGAAAGATCCAGTTACCGGTGTTACCGTGCAGGCTGTGACCGTGCCTACGTCTTTTAGAGCGCCAATTAAAAATGAAATATTAAATGACGTAATTAATGGGACATTAAAAAAGTGGTTTAACAATTCTCCAGTAGGCTTGCTAGATACAGTGAGTGCCGGGGTTTAGGCCCTGCTCATTGAATACTATTGGGCATGGTCGTGGCGCTCCTTTGCCGGATTTAAAATTGTACCCGCTAAAATCATGCCTGGTAAATGAAGACAGGCGATGTTTCTGTGTACGCATCGTTGGTGCTCACCAAGGGATGCTTACGTAATCCCGGCATTGTTTGTTTTATTAACAATATATGCTGCGCTAACTAGGGTACCAGCATGCCGTACAGTGAAACAAATAATGGGTCGGGATACTTAGATGGAGTTTACCCGAGGGTACCTTTATTCGGAGGATCGGGGAGAGGCATTGAGGCCGCTGTAACAATAACTAGTGGTGCTGTTTCGCATTTATCTTACGTGACTCTGGGTACCGGTTACAGAATAGGGGACATTCTTGATTTTAGTTTAACTAACATCGCTGGGCTAGCTCAGGGTACTGGTTTTAGAACCAAAATAACAAGTATTCCGTACACTGAGAATATAAATGGGTGGGAGGACTACCAGTCGATGCCCGAAAGAGCCATTGATGGAATGGCCATCTTCTCCGCATTAGACCCCGCTGGTATTTATACACTTATTGCGCGATTACTCGGAAGCATGTCTGCTAGATTCCAGTACGACGCAAAATTTATTGAAGCGCAATCATCGGCTGTCACGGCTGAAGTTCCCGCACAAGCCACTACAACGGTCGGTTCTCCTCCTTACACGTATGACGTATCAACGCTAAAAAAGATTGGTCACGAATACGGCTACGAAATAAATGCTACAGACCCCGTTTCAAGGATAAGGGCAGGCCTACTTACGTCCGTGTCTAGTACTAAACGTAAGGGTACAAGCCTTGGTGTAACGGATCGTCTGCGCACGATGGGGTACAGCGGGTATGCAACTGAAATATGGGGAACGCCCGGTGCCAACCGTATAATCCTAGCGCCGTCTACTAGCGCTACTGACACGACGCTGCCGCTTCTTAAATTTGACCCTTACTCGTCAACTCCTGGGATAAGAATATCTAAATGGAGCAACAGTTACCCAGTTTCTTACACTGGTGGTGTCATAACACATGCAAATGTTTGTGTTGTGGAAGTTTCAGGAGGCAGAGACGCAGCTAACCACCCGAGCGGAATACCAGACACTGACGATTATTTTGAAATTTATGACGGTGTAACACGTTGGCGTTTCGTGTATATGCCATACGTAAAAACCACGGATACATTTGCGTACGACACAAGTAAAAGTGGCCCATGCGAGTATGCAGCCGGTTCCACCACACGTACTGGGTACAATATCGGCGGCTACCCTGCTCTGACCGAGGCCCCGGTGGTCACGAGTTATGTTTACCGTGACGCAGCTAGTGTTTATGCTTACGGCGTAACATATAACCGGTGCCTAGACGTTCGTGGAATTCCTAATTGTTTGATAAAAGATGCTGCTGATAATCAGTTATATCTTCCTGCCGGTGTCGTCGGCTATGCATGGGATTCGACAAATAAAGTATCAATCGGATTCACTATTGGGTCCGATGGTGCCTTAGTAACTGTCAACAGCATATTAAATGAGTCTGGACACGCTAGCTTCGCATGTGGGCAGACCATTCGTATCCCAGTCTCAATCGCTAGTAATCTCAGTACGGGGGCGGGGTACGTCACCACAAGCGGATTGTTAGCGGGGTCATTCACAAACGTAGCTTTAACCGGGGGGTCGGGCACGGGTGCTCTGGCGACTGTAATAATTTCTGGTGGCTCTGTTACGTCAATTGTACTTACATATCTTGGCTACGGTTATCATGTAGGAGAAACTTTAACAGTTCCATACACAAGTATTCCGGGGGCTACAGGCGTAACTACACAGGCTTCGATAACACTTGTTTCTAAATCCGGATATTTTTTTACAGCGACTATCACAAGTCCGTCAGCTAGCAATCTTATTGCTGCGCCGACGTATGCCGGATTGTCAACTGCTAAAGCCGTTGCCGTGCCAGTATGGATAGATAATTCTTTGCCGATACTAAATATTCCTAACTTACAAAACGCTATCTCGCTTTGGAATGCGTCTACCGGAAGTAATTATGTTCCTGGAATTGGTATTCTTCTTACGATAGTAAGTACAGACTACGGCTATCAGCCGCCGGGGGCGTCGTACGGCTATCAGACAATAAATAACAGAAAAATACTGGCCCCTCCAAGGCCCCCATTAACGGGTGCGGTAGACCCTATGGGAATTATTGTACTCAATGGAGGAGCCGGGTACACGTACAGAGACCCTACTACCGGGCTGTGCTACGATACTTATAGACAGTACAGTTATATGCACGGCGGGCACGGGAAGGCCCTGTACGGGTATATAACAGTAACTAATGGAGTAGTTACTGCCGTAAACGCGGACCCTTTAGCTCCTGGTTATGAGTTTCGTTCGGGAGATATCCTTGTCCCTGGGGCAGCCATATCTTACGACAATCTCGGAACCCCAATAGCTTCTTCAGCCATGACAGTTGGAACTGGCTTATCGTGCGCGATTAGAGGACAAGCCTCGTTAGAAACCATTACAAGTTTAACCGGTGGCTCTGGGTACCAGAATTCGGCTAATGGTAAAATATTTGAACTTGTTTCTGCTAATGGGTCTGGTGCCCTAGCTGTATTTACAATATCTGGCGGTATAGTAATTGCGGTCTCTCTCACTGCTTCTCGCGGCCAGGGGTACCATTATCTTGATATTCTAACGGCCCCTGATCTGCCAGGAGGGACTAATTTTCAATGCGCCGTTTCTGGTGTCACTAGCGGTCTTGGCCTCGGCCTAGTAGACGGGCTTACCTCGGAAAGTTCTGCTAGATATGCTAAGAAACCATCAAACGGGGCGGAGACTGACCCTTGGTTTTGCCGTGGAGCCGCAGCTAACTACGTTGAATTGCCTCAGTCATATTCCTACGATGTACCGGGTATATTCTTACCACTGTCTCAAATTGTCGTACACATTAATCATGCTGATGGGACATACGTAGATTTTACAGACCCAGATGATACTGGCACTTATTCCTTAGTCGGCGGTCCTGGTGCGGACGGCAATGCCCCGTGGCATCGTATTAACAGAGAACTTACAACAGATGTACTACCGGCATGCATAGCTATAAAATATTTTGCTACTGATTTTCATTTGGGGAAATACTCAGACAAGATAAATTCTGACGGGGTTAGGCTTAACAGCCCGCCGGATAGTTTTAATACGTCGGAAAGTACGGATTTTAGACAAGCATTACCGAGTACTGATAACACCGCGTATAGTTACGGTCTAGCTTTAGGCTTGTGGTAGTCTATTTAGCTACTTGAAGTCACAGCCCTCAATACCGAGTAATTAGGCTACGCTAGGAGTCATCCAATTTACATAACTGCGCGTTTGCAACAAACCAGCTAAGAGTAGGATGTAGTCATGCCAAATAATAGTTTTTCCGTACGTGGCTGCATCACAGTATGCGAATGCGACTATCATAACCCGGATTTTTCTCGTATCGCTGCGTCGGTACGTGGTGAATCAGATTATGTTTTACAGAAGTCAAACATAATCCTTGACGGTGGGCTTAGCTGCATGGCTGTACTACTTGGCGGGGCAAAAGGAGCACCCTATGGCTCAGGCACCAATACAAACCAGCCTATAATTCAGAGTAAAACTATTGGAACACAATCCGACGTTACTCCGGTAGTCATGGAGATCGGTAACTCTAATAGTCCAACATCATTGAATGCCACTGATACCAACGGCTGCACTAATGTTGTTCTGTTGCCCCATGTGTATGTCATTTACCCAACCGCTACTTCAGTTTCTTACGTTGGGTTAATTCCACCAACAGTATTAGCTTCAAACACTCTAACAGAAGAAGCACTAAGAGTTGGAAACGGCGTAGTATTTGCCAAAACAAATTTTAGTATCGCAATTATGCCAACGCTGACTGTTGGTTATGCGTTTGCTCACACATTCTCTTTTTCTCGTGGATGATGTGTAATGCCAAATATTAATGAATTTCCTACGTTTGTAAGTAACAAGGATCTTCCGTCTGAAGAATTCCCAACGCTATCACGTACGGTTAGACCGGATTTAGTCGCACCGCAAGCTGCGGATAGGCAAGCTAGGGCTCTGGAAAAACGCGACATAACCATTGTTAAATGGCTGCGTTCAATAATAGCATATATAAATAATATTAATACTATATTGGGAGATTTTTTTGTCCGTCGAGATGGCGGTAACTTTATGCAAGGACATCTGCCAGTCGGAGATGGCACATCAAATTTTAAAGTAATTAATATGGCCACTGGCTCGGCAGCTACAGACGCAGCCGCAGTCGGGCAAGTACTGCTACGCAATGGCGCGAATTCAGCAACTGGTTCGCTGAATATGGGTAATCAGTACATAGGTAACATGCATGACCCGGCCAGCCCGCAAGACGCTGCTACAAAAAATTATGTCGATTCGTTGACCACTGGATTCCTTGGTAGAAATGTATGTATTACAACTCCAGGGGCTGGTAGTTGGACATTCCCGGCTCTTGTAACTCGTGTACTGGTTGTAGTCCAGGGTGGCCAAGGGGGCGGTGGTGGCGCGTCTGCTGCTGGGTCTTTTGCGGTTGGGTACGCCGGGGCTATGGGAGGC